TGACCCTAAGAAGGGCTTTGTTAGTTGGGATGTGTACATCACTAGGATGTTCTGTGAGATTGAGGGACTACAGGTGATGTGTAAGCCATGCCACAAAGAGAAAACTGCACAAGAGAAACTTGAAAGGAAAACTAAATGAAGTACCGCAAGAAACCTGTAGTCGTTGAGGCTATGCAGTTCTGGATTAACACACCGGACGGATGGCCTCTAGGAGTTTACAAAGATAGCACCAGCCCAACAGGATACATGATAGACACGCTTGAAGGTAGCCACCAAGTTACTGAGGGCGACTTCATCATCACTGGTGTTAAAGGGGAGTGTTACCCATGCAAGCCTGACATCTTTGAACTAACTTATGAAAAGGAAACAACATGAGCTTTCTAACATTGCTTGCCCTACTATTCATTGGGCTTAAGTTGACAAACTATATTGATTGGAGTTGGTGGTTGGTAACGGCTCCGCTGTATGTGCCAGTAATCATTACTATGCTTGCATTGATAGGTGGACTTTTTGCAGGTGGTAAACTTCGTGTGGGGAGTAGGAAATGAACTACCACTCTCGTAAGTTTCTGAATAGCAAGAAAGGTATTGCTGCCATTGAATGCTCTGCTGAGATGGAATCTAAATGGTGTAATGTTGGTGTCAAGATTACTGACTGTAACAGGACGGTGAATCTTGATTTTGATTTCAACAGTATTAAAGACTTCAAAGAGAAACGAAACAAGCTGCTTCTTATTATCAGTGAGCTTCAAGAATTGCGTATGGCAATTGATAACAAGATGCAAGACCCTGAATTTAGGAAAGGTATGAAATGAGCTTCATTAAATATCAACACATTGAAAAGTTTGGCAACACAGAAGTAGAAGGTATTGAGGTTGGTACATGCTATGTGTTTCCAAAGCTTGATGGCACTAACGCTAGCGTGTGGATACATGATGGCAAGATGTGTGCTGGTAGTAGGAATCGTGAGTTGTCATTGGACGCAGACAATGCTGGCTTCATGAGAGCTATGATGGATGACTCAGATGTTGTTCCATTTATGTTCAGCAACCCCGATCTTGTGCTGTATGGTGAATGGCTTGTGCCACACACACTGAAGACATACAGTGATGATGCGTGGCGTAAGTTCTATGTGTTCGATGTTGCCGTTCGTGACCTGAAGGAACGGCTGCTGTCATACGATGAGTACATGCCAATGCTGCGTGATGCTAACATCAACTATCTTGCACCACTTCGCATCATCAAGAACGGAAGCATTGATCATTTCACTGAGTGTCTTGAGCAAAACATCTTCATGATTAAAGATGGTGCTGGTGTTGGCGAAGGTATTGTCATCAAGAACTACGACTATGAGAACAAGTATGGTCGGCAAACATGGGCAAAGATCATCACCAATGAATTCAAAGAGAAGCATCACAAAGAGATGGGCGCACCTATCACTGGTTGTGAAATCGTTGAAGAAAAGATTGTTGACAAGTTCGTAACACAGGCTATGATCGACAAGGTGGTAGCGAAGATTGTGAACGACAACAACGGTTGGTCCTCAAAGAACATTCCTCAGTTGATCAACACGGTGTTCTACGACTTGATTAAAGAAGAAGCTTGGGAGTTTGTCAAAGCTCACAAGAATCCTACGATCAATTTCAAAACACTATCACATTACACAACCGCTAAAGTTAAAGAACTACGAAAGGATATCTTCTAATGAACATTACAGTTGAAGAGATTAAAGAGAATGAAGATGGCTCTGCTGATTGCATCATTCATGTTGATGAAGAAGCTAAGTCTTTCCTCATTCGCTATGCCATCATCCACTGCCTGACAGAAGCCATTGAGTTTGGTAAGAAGGCAACACCACCAACTGAAGAGACAGACAAACAGTAGGTGTGGTATAACTACTGTTCTTCAATCACAGGGGCTTCGGCCCCTTTTTCACCCACATGAATAGCATAATGAATAGCATAATGAATACATTCCCCATTACCTTAGACCATTCACGAGATAAATTGTTTGATGAACTTGGTCTTCAACGCCTTAAAGAAAGCTACATGCGCGATGACGAAATCAGCCCACAAGAACGCTTTGCATTTGTATCGTCAGCATTTGCAACCAACGCTGCACACGCTCAAAGATTGTATGACTATAGCAGCCAGCATTGGCTTAGCTACTCTACGCCTATTCTATCTTTCGGTAGGTCTAAGCGGGGTCTACCTATCAGTTGCTTTCTTAACTATATTGATGATAGTGCAGAAGGTCTGGTTGATAATCTATCGGAAACTAACTGGCTCTCGATGCTAGGCGGCGGTGTTGGTATTCACATGGGCATCCGCAACAGCGATGACAAGTCTGCTGGCATCATGCCTCACTTGAAAATCTATGACGCTAGCTCATTGGCCTACAAGCAGGGCAGCACACGGCGCGGTAGCTATGCCGCCTATCTGAACATTGAACATCCTGACATCATCCAGTTTCTGGAGATGCGTAAGCCTACTGGTGATCAGAATGTACGCACACTGAACATGCATCACGGCATCAACTTGTCTGATAAGTTTATGTCCATCATTGATGAGTGCATGAAAGACCCTGACGCTGATGATTCCTTTGAGTTGATTAACCCTTCTAACAACAAGGTTGTTGAGGTGGTGTCGGCTAAGTATCTGTGGCAAAAGATTCTTGATCTGCGTATGCAAACTGGTGAACCCTATCTGATCTTTATTGACACAGCCAATCGTGCCATGCCAGACTGGCTCAAGAACAAAGGACTCACCATCAATGGCAGCAACCTCTGCACTGAAATCTTCTTGCCAACAAGTGAGAAGCGCACAGCAGTATGTTGCCTGTCTTCTCTGAACCTTGAATACTATGATGACTGGAAACACAATGAACATTTTATTCTTGATGTTATGGAAATGCTGGACAATGTACTTCAGTACTTTATCGACAATGCTCCTAATAGTATTGAGCGTGCTAAAGTCAGTGCCACTATGGAACGTAGTGTCGGGCTGGGCGCGTTAGGCTTTCACGCCTACCTGCAAAAGAAACGCATGAGCTTTGATGGTGTGATGGCAAAGAGTGTCAACATTGAAATCTTCAAGCACATCAACAAGCAATGTCTTGCAGCAGATGCTGTGTTGGTTGAGCTTCGTGGTCCTTGCCCTGATTCTTTGTTTGCTGAGAAGCATCGGCGCTTCAGTCATCACATGGCTGTCGCACCTAACGCCAGCAGCAGCCTCATCATGGGTAACACATCCCCATCAATCGAGCCTTATCGCGCTAATGTATACCGTCAGGATACATTAAGTGGTGCATTCGTGTACAAGAACAGGTTCCTTGTCAAAGAGCTTGAGGCGATTGGTTTGAATGACGATGACACATGGGCATCAATCATTGGCAATGACGGCTCTGTGCAGCATCTGGACATCCCTGACATCATCAAGGAAGTGTTCCAGACAGCGATGGAGATTGACCAGCGCTGGATTATTGAGCATGCTGCTGACCGCCAGCCGTACATTGATCAGGGCCAGAGTGTGAATTTGTTCTTTCCAGCGACTGTGAGCATCAAGTATTTGCACAGTATCCACTTCATGGCATGGAAGAATGGACTGAAGAGCTTGTACTACCTGCGTTCAGAGAAGGTGAAGAAGGCTGACAAGGTTGGCTCACAGATTAAACGACAGCGCATTGAAGATGAGATTGATTTGAAACAGATTGCTGAAGGTGATACCTGCTTGGCTTGCGAAGGATAATATATGAACGACATTACACAAGAACGAATTACATTCAAACCATTTAAATACCCGTGGGCATACGATGCTTGGCTGCAACATGAGCAGAGCCATTGGCTGCACACTGAAGTGCCAATGTCTGAGGATGTTAAAGACTACAAGAAGCTGAAGAAAGATGAGCAGGAGTTTCTGACAAAGATATTGCGCTTCTTTGTGCAGGGTGATCTGGATATTGGCAGTGGCTACCATGACCATTACATCCCTGTGTTCAAGCAGCCAGAGGTGAAGATGATGTTGTCAGGCTTTGCCTCACGCGAAGCTTTGCATGTGGCAGCATACGCTCACCTGATTGAAACATTGGGGTTGCCTGAGTCTACATACAACGAATTCCTTGAGCATAAGGAAATGGTTGAGAAGCATGAGTATGTGCAGCGTATTGACAATGCACCTATGGCAGCAAAGATTGCCACCATCAGTGCATTCGGTGAAGGCATGCAACTCTTCTCCAGCTTCGTCATGCTGCTGAACTTCGCACGCAATGGCAAGCTGAAGGGGTTGGGCCAGATCATTGCATGGTCTATTGTTGATGAGACACAGCATGCTGAAGGCATGATTAAGGTATATCGTGAGTATGTTAAACACCATCGTGACGAAACTACACCTGAGCAGATTAAAGCAATTGCTCAAGAGATGGTGGCTATTGAAGATGCATTCATTGACTTGGCCTTCGGTATGCTTGAAGTGGAGAAGCTTACTAAAGAAGAAGTGAAACAATACATCCGCTACATTGCAGATCGCCGCCTCATCTCTATGGGTATGAAAGGTATTTACAAGATTAAGAAGAACCCTTTGCCGTGGGTTGATGGTATGCTTGGTACATCACATACCAACTTCTTTGAACAGCGTGTCACCGACTACAGCAAGGGTGCTACCACTGGTACATGGGATGATGTGTGGGGCAGGGCAGCATGACAGACAATGATCGCCTTAAGGAATGTGTAAGAGAGTTCTTTACTTATTTAGACTATACGGAAGAAAGTGATAACGGTAAGATGTTTCACCCAATAGCAATTTCTTGCTGTAGGGTAATGAAGATTGAACCATTGAACAACTTGCTTGATGAAATGAAAGCATTGTCTAGTAAGTAACACAGTAAGCCCCTATAATGGGGGCTTCATAACTCTTAGGAAATATCTTGGTAACTAAACGTAGACAACCTGTGCAAGCTGAGCCACCAGAAACTTTTAAACCAGATAAGAAAACTAATAGCTTGCGTATTAGGCTTGATGATCTCACCACCATCCAGCCAAAGACAGCAAAGCAGCGAGAGTTCTTTGACGCATACAAAGCAGGTGACTACTTCATGTGCTTGCATGGTGTAGCTGGTACAGGAAAGAGTTACATTGCTTTGTACAAAGCGCTTGAAGAGGTGATGGATAAGAGCAGTGTTTATAAGAAGGTAACTATCATACGCAGCGCTGTTCAAGGAAGGGACATTGGCTTTCTTCCCGGTAGTGCGGATGAAAAGATGGAAGTTTACATCCAACCTTATCGACAAATCTTTTCTGAACTATTTGGTAGAAAAGATGCGTGGGATAGGCTTGTTGAACAAGGCTATGTTGAGTTTGTATCAACTTCATTTATCAGAGGCACGACATTTTCAAACAGCATTATTGTTGTTGATGAAGTACAGAACCTGACATATGAGGAACTGGATACAGTTATCACCCGTGTCGGTGACAAGTCTAAGATTCTCATGTGTGGTGACTTCCGTCAAACCGACTTGAAAAAGAAGGATGACAAGTCAGGACTGCTGAAGTTCTTTGACGTTGTAGCATCTATGAAAGAGTTCTCACGCTTTGAGTTTCACATTGATGATATTGTGCGTAGCTCACTTGTAAAGAACTATATTATTGCCAAGACTTTTTACGAGGATGGACGCTAATGACATTCGATAAGATTTACTTAGATGAATATTGTAGTTTTTCAGATGAGCACAAAACTCTTATCTGGAAAAAAGCACCATCTAACAGATGTGTTATTGGTAAACCTGTAGGTGTCATTACAAAAGATGGTTACTACAGAACTAGTCATAAACTAGTACATCGACTGGTATGGATCTACTTCAATGGTGAAGAACCAAACGGTTCTCTTGATCATATCAATGGTGATAGAACAGATAATCGAATAGAAAACTTAAGGATTGCGTCACCCCTCCGCAATAGCTGGAACAGGATTAATGCGAAAGGGTATACTTATTGCGCTAAAAGAAAAAAGTATATTGCCCAAATAAAAGAAAACTACAAGGCTATTAACCTTGGTTACTTCAATACAGCTAACGAAGCAAAAACAGCTTATTTAAAAGCAAAACAAAAAAGGGATTCGCAATGATTATCGCAAGTCTTCGACAGGGAATTGGTATTGACATTGAGTTCAATGAAGATATCTGCCACATTGCTCAGACAGATGAAGTTGAATATGGATTGTTTAGTTTCAGTGGAGTCGTACTGCTGCTACCATTTGTAAAGATATACATTGGTGACATGGACTACGTGTGTGACATGACTAAGGAAGTTGCATGATTGAAGTTGCTATTGGCGCTGACATGCTTATCGAAGCTAGAGACAAAGCAGCAGAGATGGGCAGGTTGCGTAATAGCATTATCAATGGGGCTGGCAATATTGCTGGCTTCATTGGTGAAGCTATAGCACATCAAGTAATGGGTGGTGAGCTTAACAACACCTATGACTACGATCTTGTGCTACCATCTGGTAAGACTGTTGATGTGAAGACTAAACAGACTAGTGTCAAGCCTCTTGAAACCTATGAGTGTTCTATCGCTGCACTTAATACAAAGCAAGAGTGTGACATGTACGCTTTTGTTCGTGTCAAAAATGACTTCACTGTAGGCTGGTATCTAGGTGTATACGATAAGGAACAGTACATGAAAGATGCCATCTTTATGATGAAAGGAACCATTGATGCCAGCAATGGATATGTAGTAAAATCAGATTGTTACAATCTAAAAATCTCTCAACTAAAGGAACATGTATGAATCATCCAAACAACCAACCAGAAAAGAAAACAACAGTGGATATCACTGGTATGTCAGCCAAGATTAAAGAGATTGTGTACACAACAGTACCAGACTCCACCCTAACTTTGTGTCTGTTGTATATGAAGAATGGATATGTTATTATTGGCAAGAGCGCTTGTGTTGATAAGACTAAGTTCAATCAAGCTCTTGGTGAGAAGTATGCGTATGAAGACGCACTGAATCAACTGTGGCCCCTTGAGGGATATCTGTTGGCTGAGAAACTTATGGAGACTAAGTGATGCAAGTTAAACAAGAACGCTTTCCACCGCTACGCATTCAAGCTGATCAAGGCTATCATGCCTTCTACAAAGGCTGGATTGTCAATAGTTATAATCCTGATAGTGTTGCTGGTAAAGAATGGCAAAGAGGCTTTGACTATGCCTACTTTGAAAACATCCATTATCTAACCAATAGTAAAACTGTTCACTAGTAGCAAAAAGAAAGCCAGCATCACTGCTGGCTTTTCTCATTTAGCGTCTAGCAACTAGACCGCCTCTTGCTTTTCCTATATCACTAGCTCTATTAAACTCACCTTCAATAAGCATCATCTTCTCGATTGGTGTCTTAGGCTTACGCTTAAACTCTTTAACAAAAGCATCTTCCTGTGCTTCTTTGTT